CAGACTGTTGACCTTGTAGTTTATAGCCTGCTCGCGAGCTATCCGATGCCAAACGGTTGTCTTAGCTCAGACATGGACAGCGTTGGGACCGCGACGGGTTATTGCACAATATTTAATTCGAAAACTTATTGCTGGGATGATGGGACTCATTACACAACCGGAAATGTATGTACCACCAATTATGGACCAAGCGGATGGGGATACTCATATTGGAATGATACCTCAGATGAAGACGTTAACAATCCAGACACTTGGGATCAGCCAAAAGATTGGTCGTCGCAACCTGCCCTTGGCAATGACTCGCAACAGTCTGTCATTAACCTTATGAACCAAGGCACGCCGTCAAACGTGACATGCACACCAGTCGACGCCAATCACTTAGATTGTGGATCTTTCGTAATAGTATTTTAACCAAGGAGATTTTTATGAAGATGATTATTTTGTCTCTTTTGTTTTTAGGACCCTTGTCAGGATGCGCTTACGCGAGTCTTCTGACGATGATACCGGACCCGCAAACTTTCTTTGCAAAAGACGCATATACCGTCGCTCAAGAAAGATGTGCCCCAAAGTTGGTTAGAGTTATGAACGACGACCCAGACAATATTATATTTGGTTGCGAAGGTGAACAATACAAGAAGCAGGAGTTATAAAATGAAAAACGGAACACCGAAAACCTTAAATGAGGCCATTCAAAACGCTCTCCATCAAACGGCGCGACCTTCTGATTTAACCTTTGAAGAAAGAGCTATCGTTATCGAAGTTAATGTAAAAGATTTTCTAGCTCAGAAGTTCGGACTGCACACAATCAGCACAAACGAAAATATTGCTGAATCCATTAATCAGCTTTGGGCCCAAGTAACAAGGAAGGAATAAAATGACTCGACTTGAGAAGATGAAAGAAATGGCAGAGCACCCAATGCTAGGGAAATTGATAAAAAAGATCTCGGCAAAAGAAAGAGAGAGTTGTGAGCAGTTTTTGAGAATAAACGAAGATCTCAACAGCGACAACTTTGCTCACAAATGCAACAGATGGATGTTAAACGAAACGCGCCCTAAAAATTACTCGGCAATGTGGGCAATTGTCAGTCAATGTAAGTAAATAAGGAGAAATTTATGAATATGGATTTGACAATAGACGTAGAAGTAGAAGGCACAATCATCAAAGGAAGGCCTGAGCATTTTAATTCTCAATTTGGAAATAGGTTTCTAACAGACCCACACGAGGTTAACGGGCTTCGGGTCTGGATCGTCAAAGGTGAATATCGGATTGAAATAAGTAAGTTTTTATCTGATGATGACATCGAAGGGATTACTCGAAACTACATCGAGTTGGAGATCGGAGCTGAGTTATGAGAAACGGATCAGCTCAATATTATGAAGACATGGCTTGGGATTTTTTAGTTAAAGGCAACAGAAACATGGCGATAGATACGATGAGACACGGTGCTAAAATTTCGCTAGGCAGAGGTCGGTCAAACAGAATGAAAAACTACGCCGACGCAATCGAGTCCACCGAGCTAAAAACAAAGGAAGATATTGAGAAATGGCTCAACAACGAAATCGACCCTGAAGGAATGGGAGGAGATTTTTAAATGAACTCACCACACGCACAAGCACTGTCTAAAAAAGCCCTGCATCTCATGAGTTTGGTGGACACCAAGCCAGAGGTGTCTCTTGCTCAGATCATTGCTCTTTTGGGCGAAATGTACCACTGCGCTTTGATCGTAAAGAATCAACCATACGAGGGGATGCATGAAGAAGAAATCAAAAAAGAAATTGCCAACGCCGAAGACTACTGACAAAACCTACGAGCAGAAGCTTGCCGAGTACGAAAAGATTGATCCTGAATTTGTAAAATACCTGAGAGGTAAAAAATGAACACACCAGAATTTAAAACACCATCACCAGACGTTAGGTCCTCTCTCTCAGTCGAGATTGACTCCAACTTATTGACGCAAGTTCGCAAACAAGTTAAGAATAAGAAAGTCACTATGAGACAAATCATCGAATCGGGGTTAAGGTATTGGCTCGACCAAATCGAATACGAGAAATCAAAATCAAAGTAATGGGAAGTTTTGGGAACAGGTGCTCTTTAAACGGGCACAGATGAACGGTCTTTTGCCAAAGAAAAACGAGCTCACCGCTCGATACACTTTCGGCGGTCAATACAAAATCTTAAAATCAAACCTCGACTTTACCATTATCAATCAAGATGGCGTCGTGGGATTCTTCGATGCTAAGTCGTATGAGAATGATCATTTCACGTACTCAGACATAGATCAACAGCAGATACAACGCGCCGCAGAGTACAATCAATGGAAGGTTCCAAGTGGATTTATCGTTCTGTTTCGCTCAGTCAACAAGATATGTTTCTTCTCAGGGTGGGAGTTGAAGTTTGCAGGGCCTAGGACTCGTTTTGATCAGACGATGGGGATTTACTTGGGGCGACTCGAGAACTTCAATATGAAGCTTTTATTCAAGAAAGATTTGGACATCTAAAACCGGACGATGTTACGAATTAAGACATGATACAATCCAAAGATGACATTATCACCGTCGAGTTGCTGTAATGGCTAGGAGCACAGCCCACCTCAAAAAACATCAGTTTAAGAAGGGCGCACCGAGTGCAAATCCTAATGGCGGAAGGGCCCATAATCCAGTCACGAAAGCCCTTAGGAATCTCACCATTGAGTCATATAGAGAAGTCATAGAACTTGTGCTGACAGGAAACCTAAAAGACCTGAAGGCTCTAGCCGAGAATCCAGACACACCAGTCATCAAGGTTGGAGTTGCGACAGCAATCATGACGGCGATAACAAAAGGTGATGCCGACGTCATCGAGAAATTTGTATCTCGATTGGTCGGCAAGATACCAGATGAGATCAACGTTAAAGGATCTCTAAATACAACAGTCGCACTCATTGACCCAAAGAAGCTAAAGCAGGCATGGGATGAGCTCAACACAGATGTCTGATGAAATGGAATCTATGAAGCTATCACTCGCCAAGAAACACGGCGAGGAGGAGCATCTGTTTTTCACTAGATATTTTTTTAAGCAGCGACAAGGAATCAAGTTCATTGTGAACTGGCACCACGTTTACATGTGCGATCTTATCGAAAAGGTCATCTCAGGAGAAATCGAAAACCTCGTCATCAACATTTCACCTGGTGGAACCAAGACAGAGATTGTGGTGATCAACTTCATAGCACATGGGTTAGCAATCAATCCGAGAGCAAGGTTTCTTCATTTATCAGGATCAGATACGCTGGCATCTTTAAACTCATCTACTGCGAGAGACATTGTGACAAGCGACGACTTTCAAATGTTTTGGCCGATGAAGATTGCTCCAGACATTAAATCAAAAAAGAGATGGAATGTTCTTGTTAATGGACAGCCAGCAGGCGGCGTTTATGCAACCTCTATCTCTGGACAGGTCACAGGATTTAGAGCAGGCCACATGGCACCAGGCTTTCAAGGTGCGATCCTCATCGATGATCCGATCAAACCTGAAGATGCTTATTCGAAAACCAAGTTAGACCGAGCGAACAGACAATTACTTACTACGGTTAGGTCTCGACGAGCGAACCCAAAGACACCCATTGTCATAATTATGCAAAGACTTGCCAAGAACGATCCTGCAGGATTCGCAATCGATGGCAACTTGGATGGAAAATGGACGCACATTTATATTCCAGCAGTCATCGATGAAGACTTCGTTAAGAAAAATATTCCTGAGAAATACTGGAAGCTAATCGATAAGAAAAGCAAATCTGTTGATGGCCGGTTTTCATATTGGCCATACAAAGAGCCGATCGATCAATTACTTTCAATGGAGGCAGGCGGTGGCATTGATCAATCTGGAGCTCGGGTCAGTCGCCATGTTTTCAATTCTCAATACCAGCAACAACCGATTCAACTTGGCGGCAACCTCATCAAAGGAGAATACTTTGGAAGATACAAAATCTTACCAAAAATCAAATATAGAAAGATCTTTGCGGATACTGCCCAGAAAACAAAAGAACACAATGACTACTCGGTTTTCGCCGAATATGGATTGGGTGTTGATGGCAAACTATACTTACTTGATCAGATTCGTGGTAAATGGGAGGCTCCTGAGCTTCAGAAGCGAGCCATTGCATTTTGGGCCAAAGCCAAATCCAGGGACATTGAAAATTTCGGTCAACTTAGAAAAATGGTGGTCGAGGATAAGTCATCTGGTACTGGACTTGTTCAGACAATACGACTGATGAATAGTATTCCTATCGAAGCACTCGAAAGAAATCGAGACAAGTTCAGTCGGGTCAATGACGCCCTCCCATATCTTGAGGCAAGGATGGTCGAGGTCCCAGAGGACGCACCGTTTACAAATGACTTCATATCTGAAAATGAAGCCTTTACAGCCGATAATACTCATGAGCATGATGATCAAATCGACCCGATGGTTGACGCCGTTATGGACATGCTTTCAACTGGAAACAAACTAGAGATCTGGAAGAAGATGGGGAAGGGATAAACTTTGAGCGAAGAAGTAATTAAGAAAAGTTTAGTTCAACAAACACTCGACTCTCAGCGTGACTCTGCTGATGAGCAGAGCCGATTAGCAGCAAAGACCGCTGATGGATTCGATAATTTCGTATCCAAACTTGGACTTAATAATAGAAATACTTTATCTGCAGGTCATTACGAATTTAATTTGATGACCCGCAACCGTATCCAATTAGAGGCGGCTTACCGCGGATCATGGATTGTCGGGAAGATCGTTGATTCTATACCAGAAGACATGACAAGATCTGGGATCAGCATCACTACCGACTCAAACGATGATGTTAAGAAAATACGCAGCGCAATCTCAAGGCTTCAGATCTCTCAAGCAATTTGTACGAACGAGAAATGGGCGCGTCTTTACGGCGGGTCAATTGCAGTCATTCAAATTGAAGG